ACAATAATCATCTTGTTCAACAAAAGCTATTGTCTCAAATCCACCTACTATTTGTTCGGCGGCATAACTAAATCCACCTATGCCACTAAATAAATCTACTATTTTATACATTATCCCTCGCAGTAGTAGCCTCATACTCACCACGACTCATATCGCCATCTATTGTGCCAAGCCACTTACGACCACCACTTGTGCTAAATGAATACTTAGCGATTCTGCCCTCTTGTATCAACTCTCTTACAAGACCATCAATCATTCTTTGTGTGCAGTTATTAAGTACGTTTGGTGCATCAGTATCAGCAGACATACGTTGTAAAATAGCATCTGCACCAGACTGTTGTGTCATGGCTCTACCCTCTCTTTCACAGTCTGCTATCCAATTAAACAGTGCAGTCTTCTTAATCTCTTTGTTAGATCCAGTATGTAATCTTGAAATATCATCGCTTCTATCCAACAACAATCCACTAAACTCATCTCTAATAAAATGCCTAATATTTCTGTTTGCTGGACCGTTAGATTTAACTACTGCACCATCAAAACATTTGTTTCTTTGATAATCTATACCTAAGTCTTGGCAACGTCTTCTGCCAGTTGCTTCATCTACTTGCCATAAAGCAAAGGCACAACGAACACCATCAACCAATGCTGACGTACCTCTAATCATATTTCTTGCTTGTTCAGGCGTGCTAACAACTGTATCTTCTTTAATCTTTGTCATATGATGACACATAATAACTGACGCACCAGTTTCTGTAGCTATCTGTGCAAGTAATCCAGTTAGTGCTGCACCCGCCGCTGGATCTGCATTAACATCTGCGTGAACAAAAGATGCTAATGGATCAAAAACTATAAGTTTTAAATCTTTCATTTGCAGTATTTGTTCGTAAAGTTTATCAAATTCATCACTTGTTCTATAACCATCATGTGTTTCTTGTAATATAGGAAAAACACCACCAACATTAGGCAGACTCACAATTCGCAGTTCATGCTTGTAGCTTGATCTTTGGTTGTCTATATCAAGTCTTTCGATTCTTCTGTGCATTTCTGCCTCATCATCTTCAGCAGTAAAGATTATTGAATTACCAAACTCACTTATTGTACCACCAAATGATTCTGACATTGGTTGACCACTCGATACTTTCATGGCTAGATCAAGTGTCATCATACCTTTACCGCTATCACCTGCAGCAGAAAATATAATTGGTACGGCTAATGGCAATGTGTTTGCTATTAAAAACTTTTGAACTGGTGCATCGCCAACAAATCTGTTTATTAACAAACTGTCGTCAAGTAAGTTAATATTTTTTTTGACTTGCTTAACATTAGTGTTAAGAAACTCATTTATATTAAATTGCTCTGCAACTGCATCAACAACATCCCATCTCTCTGGTTTTCCTCTTGGTGGTGTTAGCGTTGTCACTGACTTTACACCAGCGTTTAATGCAAGTTCTTGAACAAGTTCTGCAAGTTTACGACCTGCATTGTCATTGTCTGGCCATATAATTAGTTCTTTCTCATGCAACGGAGAAAAGTCAAATAAGTTTGCAGACTTTCTTGAGAGCATACCTGCTCCACCCATTGTGCATGTTGCAGTATAACCTAGCTCATTAAGTGCATCTGCACACTTTTCGCCCTCTACCCATATTATCTTATCTGATGCAACAATGTTCGGTATATTGTACAAAGGTCTAACATCTGGCATTTTTGGATAATTACTGCCACCAGTAAACTGTCTAAATTCTTTCTTTGGCTTACCATGTCCATCAAGAACTGGATTGCCATCGTTGTCTTTAGTGTTATACCTACGAACAAGACATAGTAACTCACCTTGTGAATTAAGATATTTATGTTCGCTATCATATGGTGTATTTAAATTTATTTGTTGTATGTTTGGATCAACAATAGAACTTATCTTTTCAACTGGTCTTGGTGCGTCATCGCCAAGGTAATCATCAAAAAACTTTTTAACTTCAGGCAACTTCATATTTCTGCCTTCCATCAATATCTTAACAATACCTCCTACACCATCTGATCCATTAAAATCTTGACCTTTCATAAAGTATGGCGATTTAGGATTAATATCTATCTTTAAAGATTTACCTGCTTCACCACCAAGTGAGCCAATAGTAAATTGATCTCCTCTAACGACCCCTTGTGGATAAGTATCTTTTAATAAATTAATTTGAACATTTGCAGGAACTTTTTCACTAATTAGTTCAACTAATTCCTTTGCATCCATAGTTCTTTTACTATTGCCAAACTTTATAATGTTCATTACCATCCCCCTTGATGGTGGCACCTTGCTACCTTCTGTGTCACCATCAACCATCTTCCCAACATGTGTCTGCAAACTGACACCATTTACAATCAAATACGTCCCTATTCTGTGCTATTCTAGGTAGCATTTCATTTTGCTTTGACGCTCTTAATATATCAACTGCTCTATCACTAGCGTACTGTGCTAATTCTTGATTAAACGGAACAAGCTCATAGAATATTTCGCTAGTGTTTTTGTTAATGACTGTGAACAAACAAGGGTTGTCTGTTAAATCCATATATGCTTGATATAACGCAACTTGAACCTCATAAGTATGATTAGCTTTTATACCTTTCATCTTGAAATCTCTAAACTTTTTCTCATTAGCAGACTTACATTCCCATAACATTGGATAACTTACATTCAAGGGGCCAGAACAAATTACACCATCTATGTGTCCTTTGATCTCATCATCTGCTATTGAAAATCCAAATTGTTCGCCATTACTATCCATAGTTCTTATGTCAAATCCTGCATTTCTAATCCAACCAGCCATACTTGTTTCTATCTCATGTCCAAACTGAAATACCCTTAAAGTTCTAGCATTAAACTTTTTTTCTTCATCAGGTTCGCAACCAGTGTAAATATACTGTATCTTTCTTGCACATTTATCTCCCAACATTGATGCACCTAAATACTTGCGTCTAGGCTCTTTTCTGTTTTTGTTTACAATAGTTTCATCAATAACTTCTTCAAAAAGGTATTTCGTCTTCATCGATTGTGTTGTCTTGCTTTTCATAGACATACTCAAGAAGTAATTTGTCGAGTCTGTCTTTTGTATATTGTTCATCTGAATCTATCCTTTTTGAAAATTGCATAATCAATATCGTTGCGACTATCTCATCTTCAGTTAGTTCGCTTAACTTTTTATCCCAACCAATTCTTGTAAATAAATGAGTTAAATTTTTTAGTGAATCGTCTCCGATTGTGGGTTTATCCATCTACCTTCTCCTTCTTTATACACGGCACCCTCTGCCATTGTTACGCCTTCAAATTTGGCGATAAAGCTTATATTTAAAACATAATTTTTATTTTTATCCATCACATTTATCAACGCATCTTGCATCTTATGTGCAGTAATATCTGGGTGATCATCAAAGCTAAATTGAACGAACATCTTTCCATCTTTAAAATTTTCGACACCTACATCATTTTCTTCTTGAATAGTATATTCAATCACCATTCTTGCCATCTTTTGCCTCCAAAGCTAATGCAGCGTATCCAATAATATCGATCATGTTATCATCAACTTTTGGATTCTGACTGTTTCTAATTTGTTTAATTCCAATCATAGCTCTATAAACGTCGTGTATGTCTAAAGGCTCTTTTAATTTCTTTCTTAATAATATATTCCACATTTGAGCTATGTATGTATGTGTTTCCGTAGCATCGCCATGAGATTTAGCTCTCGGCCCATTAATAATTAAATCTACTTTTTTCAATGCTTCACTACGTTGCATTATTATCTCCTTCGTAATAGCTTAGAATTTTTGCATCAATTTCTTTTTTATTCCACAAATAATTTAACCAACATGCGGCTTTGTATTTGTTCCAACTAAAATCCATAGGTCTAACAAATTGACCTAATTGTGCTAATGCGTCTTTTTGCTTTACACTTACACCTTGATTCAACCATCTTTTACCTTTTTTTGATCCATCACCATCTTCAATCCCTCTGAGAAAGTCATCAGCAGAGGCAATGGCC